ACAATAGGTGGAGGAGCCGTAGTTGATAAAGCTGTTCCGTCGATGGCTCAGGGGATGAAGCAGTTTGGTATCAATGTTAATATGGGGTCAGATGGCACTCTTGCCATGCCGTTCTTTAATAAAGCGGAGGATCAAGTTAGTAAAGCGGCTGGCAAGGGTAGCGGTACTGCAAGCAAGTTGTCTCGTGAAGAATTGCAAAGTGCTGTTGAGGACTACACTCTAAAGATTGAGAAGGGTGTAGAAAAGGGAGAACCTGTCCGATATGTTACTTATGCAGATGGGACAAAAAATAAAGTTGTAAATGGTAAATATGCTGACAGAGTAAACCCGCTTTCGAACGTCCGGTACGATGATAATGGATTCCCTGTGTTTGATGAATGGAGTAAGTTCGAATATACATTGGATAAACCAAAGTACCTTGAATCAGATACAGTTCAGTTTAAGGAAGCTACAAATGCCTTAAAAGAGGAAATAGAAAAGAATCCAGCCATGAAGGAACATTTTACACCAAAACAGTTAGCAGATATTAATAAAGGAAAGAAGAAAATTAAGGGGCTAACATGGCATCATCATCAAGATTCAGGACGACTACAATTGGTTCCAACTGAAGTTCACCAACCTACATCGCATACAGGAGGAAGAGCGATATGGGGAGGCGGAGAAGAATACAGATAGATTGGTGGGATGAAAATGAAGAGTATAAATTGGGAAGATCCTGATGAGCCAATTAATGATAACGATATTTTAGAAGTAGAAAAGTTGCTGGGCTTTTCTTTTCCTTTGGACTATGTAGAGATAGCAAAGCAGTATCATGGTGCGACAATTGAACCTTCAAGGTTCAATTATGGTGAAGAAGGATTCAGGGGATATATTGATAGTATGTTAAGTTTTGATTCAGAGGAGTATGAAAGTATCCAGAGGTTATCTCTAGAATTTCTTAAGAATAGAGATATGCCTGATAAAGTAGTACCATTTGGAATGGATGCTGCTGGAAACTTAATCTGTTTTGATTATAGTAAAAATTCCCGAAATCCTTGTGTGGTTTACTGGCTTCATGAGGAAAATAGACTAGCTTATATTTGTAATACCTTTACTGATCTTATTAACAAATTGAATTAATAAAATTAACTATTAAATGTAACTATGCACCTTTTCTTTGAGGTGCTTTTTCTATTGACGTGACCAATGTTTACGACGTAGTTATGAAGATGAATACTATGAAATAATTACTTCATACTACAGGAGAAATAGTTATTAGAGAGAATTTAAAAGTTAGGGAGGGGATTAAAATGAATAAAATAGTTGTTTTATATCCCGCGCTCATATCGGCGACGGTATTAGTATTGATTTTTATAATTTTTAATTTTTTTATTGAACCCCGTAAACAAAAAATGCAATATAAAAAAGATCAGATTACTAATCTGTATGCTGAGTTGTATTCAGTTTTAATTCTACGTCTAAGCATAGCTAAAAATGTTGGATTTAAAAAATTGCAATTAGGGTCTAATTCAGATCTGCAGTTATCTACTCGACAAGAAATGGATAAGATTTTAATTTCTCAAATGGGCTATGCCTCTTTGGAGTTAGTTATTGCTTGGGTTGATTATTCCTCCTCCGCCGTATCCTTAAGCAATTTTAAACAAGAAACTATTGATACTTTTGTAAAGACAATAGTAAAAGATTACAATTGCCTAAGAAAGGAATTGGGATTGGATTATGTAAAAGAGGAATTAGAAACTGGTATCCCGGATATTTACAAGGAGATAAGATGAATCCCAAAAGAGTCATAAAATAATATCGGAGTGATTTCATGTGAGTATATCAAATTGGATTGCTGTTTGTAGCGCTTTATCTTCTATTATTTTTAGTTTCTTGTTTTGGAGGGTTCAGGTTCAAAATAAGAAAATTTTACAAGACAACCACGAAAGGGATCAAAGAGAAAGAGAAGAACTTAAAAATGAGAAGAGAAGGCGCTTTTTTAGATTAATGCATAGTATTCAGGTTGTTATGATAAAAGAGAGTACTAGTAGTAGTAATGGTGATTCTTTAAGAATATTAAAAGAATCATTAGATTACCCGTCATATGAGTCGGTAACATTTTTAGATGAAGAAGAGATTAATTTCCTAGAACAAGTTCGGGAAATGGTGGATGATATTCTATCTAGCGGGATAAATAGTGATAAAATGTTTAAATTGGCAAAATTAATAGATCGATTTGATAAAAATAAACTTGAGGGAAAGATTTTTTCTTCAAGGAACATATATTAACAATTTTGACCAAGTACCCTCGGGGTGCTTTTTTCTATGCTGAAAACGCGAGCAGCGGCATGGCGACTGGAGCGGAAGTATCCAGATCGGTGGGGCCGCAATTAATATGGAGGTGGCGAGGATGGACAACGAAGCGATACAGATCACCTCTCTTATTGGCAAATGGGGGCTAGCGCCTTCCAATGGCGAGGCTCGTCGCATGGTATATCAAGGGGCTGTTCGCATAAACGGAGTGAGGGTAACTGATGTTCAAGAGATGGTGCCGATGGTAAGTGGAACGGTTGTTAAAGTCGGTCGAAGGATGGAAGTAATCTAATCTGGATTGCAATTAATATGGAGGTGGCGAGGATGATGAAGGTATTGGAGAAGGTATTAGAAGTAGCACCTTTACTATTGCCAGTGGCTTCAATATCTTGTGGTGTGATGTTTATTTATGAATGCGTGACGGACAGCTTGACACTTGAGACTGTAGGTACGTTGATATATGTTCAGTTGGGTTACTTGATGTGTAAGAAGTGAAGAAGAAAGCTGATCCCTTCTATAAGTCCACCGCTTGGAAGAAGTGTCGAGAAACTATCCTGACTAGAGACCATTACCTGTGTCAGCCTTGCTTACGAAGAGGCAAGCTGACGACAGCGAACACAGCACACCATATCAAGCCGTTAGCGAAAGCACCTGACCTTGCGCTTGATGAGGATAACTTAGAATCAATATGCCCAACGTGTCACAATCAAGAGCACCCGGAGAGAGCGAAGCGGAAGAAGGATGAGAAGAAGAAGGAGAAGAGACGAGCGAGAGTGATCAAGATCGAAGGGAATCGAGTAGATATTCTATAATGTAAAACGAATAGCGTGAAGAAACACTTCTTCACGCTATTCGTTTTACTAATCATACTACTCATTTTAAATACTTTTTAGGGAGTTGGTTTTTTCTTACCTTTAACTTACCAACATGTTTAGTGTATATTTTCAACTGTTTTTTCGTATCGATATCTACTAATTGAAACGATGGGGTTATTCTCTTGTTTATTAGATTAACTGGAGCTACTATAAACGAATCTTTATAACTACCTAATATCACGAAAAGGTTTTTCTCTTTTTCATCTTTTAATTGTATAAAACGGTAATAATTTTTATCTTGAGAATCTCTATATCCCATATTTGAAATAAAAGAACCTATGAGAAAGATGATTATCGTGATTTTTATGCCTTTTCGCATATAAAAAGGATAACGTTGAATCAATATAACTCTAATGAATCTTTGATACCGACGCATAAAATATAAGTATTTAATCATTATGAAATAAACTAAGGGCCTATACTTGATCAATTTTTTGTAACTTGGTTGATTATTAGGAGGTTTATTTAATAATTTTTCGCTTTCGAATTGTTTTACAACTAGGCTCCAATACCTATGAAAACGTATTTTTTTTCTGAAAAATATAAGAGGGATTAATGGAATGAACAAATCCATTATTGAATATAACATTAAAAATATACCTGACCATAACGCTACGGTATTACTAGTTGAATCTATTATAATAACACGACATACTAATAAAATTATAAAACATTTATTTAACCATGTAGAAATTGGGTCCTTTTCCTTAATAAACGATCCGGTGCCAAAAATTATGATGAGAAATAACAAAATAATACTAACCATAATTCCGTTATTAAATATAAGTGATATATCTGTAGGGGTATATTCAAGCGGTATCTGATAATAACTTAGCTTTCCCCGCTCATAAAAAAATGTTAAAAAATAACTTATTGGAATAATGAAAATTGAATAGAAACTTTCGTTTTTAACAAACTCATTAATGTTGATAGAATTTCTTTGTTTCAAGTGATAATCCTCCTTGTATTATATTTAAGTAATATAACATATTTTTTGATGGAGGTAGTGGTTATTAAAGTTTTTTTAAGCAGTACCCCCCTACCCTTAAAAATCTGAGTGAGTGGGGCTGGGGACCGGCATGGGCCCGTCGTTTTCTGCGCAAAACAATTTTCCATGTGAGGGGGGGTATAAATGGACAGGTACAAGCCCAAATCCATTATAAAGCGCAAAGCCGCCAAAGACATGTTTCAAATCTTGGTTCAAGAATTGCAAAAGTGCGACGCATTAAACGATCGGACAATTATGCTCGTTGACAATATGGTACTTTTGGAACAGATCAAGCAGGGTCTGCTCGATGATCTTAAGGAACGAGGGATCGTAGAGCTATTTATAAATGGGTCACAGGAGATGTATCGCGATAATAAATCTGCCGATAAGGTTTTGAAAGTAGTTGAGCAGCAGAGGAAGCTTCAAGCTGAGCTTAGATTGTCTCCGGCTTCCGACAAGCAGATCTCGGAGGCGGTGACAATGGATGAGTTCGAGGAGTTCTGAGCTGAAAACTACCGAATATGCACATGATGTCCTAGTTGGGCGAGTCATCGCTTCACAAAAGGTAGAGATGGCTTGTCAGCGACATATCAATGATCTTAAACGAGCCGGCTCCGATGATTTTCCATGGGTTTTCTCACCGGAGAAAGGTTTTCGAGCAGTTGATTTTATCCAGAGGTTTTGCAAACCTTCGCAAGGGGATTTTGACCGACTAGAGTTAGAACCTTGGCAACATTTCATCATTGGCTCACTCCATGGATGGGTGCATAAAGACACAGGACTTCGCCGCTTCAAAGAGGGGCTTATTTTTGTTGGGCGGAAAAATGGTAAATCGACCATGGTTTCCGGCTTGTCCCTCTATGGAAGCTCAAAAGACGGAGAGAACGGAGCTAGGGTGTATCTCCTCGCGAATAGTATGAAACAGGCCAGAGTGGTCTTTGATGAGTGTAAAAACATGGTCAAGAAATCTCCTATTCTGCAAAGCCATTTCCAGACTGTTCTTCATGAAATCCGGTATGATCAGACATTTTCTCGAATAGAGCCCCAGGCCTCCGATAGCGAGAAACTGGACGGGCTCAACTGTCACCTGGGGATCTTTGACGAGATCCACGAATACAAAGACTACAAAATGATTAATGTCATCAAAAACAGTACTGGGGCGAGGAAACAACCCCTTATTCTCTATATCACCACTGCAGGGTATCAACTCGACGGACCGCTAATGGATTACTACGAAAAATCGGAGGATGTGCTTACAGGAGCGATTCAAGATGAACGGTCATTCTACTATATGGCAGAGATCGACCCTGAGGATGACATGGAAAACCCTAAGAACTGGGTGAAAGCGAATCCGAATATGGGGGTTACACTTGACCTTCAAACCCTAATCGAAGAGTGGAACTCACGAAAGCATGTTCCGGGGGAACGATCCGATTTCATCACAAAAAGGCTCAACGTTTTCTGCCAGACGAGTGAGCAATCATTTATTGACTATGAAATAGTCAAACGGAATGCAGATACTATCGATTTAGAGCAGCTACAAGGGAAGGAATGCATAGGAGGGTTTGATTTATCGAATACTGAGGACTTTACCTCAGCTTGCCTTGAGTTCCCGTTAGGGGAGGGGCGTGTATTTGTGTTGTCGCATACGTTTGTTCCTAAACGTAAAGCGGATTTAGATAGTGAAAAGATTCCTTATTGGGAGTGGAAGCAAGAAGGGCTTTTGACTATTTGTGATGGAGATTATGTGGACTATCAGCTTGTCCTGGACTGGTTTATTGAAAAGGCGAAGTTATATAATATCAAGCACATCACCTATGATCCAGCGAATGCTTATCGATTGGTTGAGGATTTGAAAAGCCATGGGTTTGCTACTGAGGTGGTGAGGCAGGGTGCAAAGACATTGAATGCTCCTATGAAAGACGTAAAGGAGCTTCTTCTTGATGGAAAAGTGGTGTTTAACCAGAGTAAATTGTTCAGATGGTACTTAAATAACGTCAAACTAGTCGTGGATCGTAACGGAAATTGGCTACCTACAAAACAGTCTCGATATCGCAAAATAGATGGGTTTGCTGCTTGGTTAAATGCCCATGTAAAAGTCATGGAAATGATGGTACGGATAAAACCCACAGGGAATATAGAATTTTTCTCTATTAATGATCTGATGAAGTAAGGAGGTGATGTCTTGGGAATTTGGGGAAGGATTCGAGGGATATTCTCATCTGAGAAAAGGAGCTACTCAGGACAAGGGTATGATTTTACTCGTTGGTTTGAGCCGAGGAATATTTTTGTGAGAGAAGCCGCAGACTCACTGGCTTCTAACGAGACAATATTCGCAGCTATTAACCGGCTCTCTAATGCCATGGGTAGTTTGCCAGTGAAGCTCTATAAAGATTTTGATCCTGTGTACTCCAAGATCTCCGATCTGGTGTCTAATTCGCCTAATTCGAATCTAACCAGCTTTGATTTTATTCGGACTCTGGAGGTGCAAAGGAATACGTATGGAAATGCTTATGCCATGAAAGATTATGGTACGAATTTTCAAGTAGAGGCCCTTCATTTAATCGATCCATCTTGTGTAACACCAGTGCTTGAGGAAAAAACCAAAGTGCTATGGTATGAAATTGAGGGAGATAAGGGCCGTTACTATGTGCATAACATGGACATGATTCACTTAAAACACATTCATTCGCAAGGCTTTAAGGGGATCAAGCCTGTAGATGTTTTGAGGCGAACCTTGGAGTTTGATGCTGAGGTACGAACATTCACTATGGATCAGATGGACGGGGCAGTGAAAGCCTCTTTTCTGTTGAAGATGGAATCAAACTTTTCGAGGGATAAAAAGAAAGAAATTCTCGATGGATTCAAGAGTTTCTATAGGGAAAATGGAGGGGTTTTACTACAGGAAAGTGGGACTGAAATTAGTCCCATTGAGCGTAAATTTCTCGATACTAAAGTTTTTGAGGTTGAAAATATTACCCGATCCCGAGTGGCTGCAGTGTTTAACCTCCCGCTTTTTATGCTGGGCGGACTGAGGGAGTCCACGACTACCAATAGAGAGCAAGAGTCCCTTGAGTTTGTACAGGGGACGTTAATGCCGATAGTCAGGCAATATGAACAGGAGTTTAATCGAAAACTCCTGACAGATCGGGAGCGTTCACGGGGACTTGGATTCAAGTTCAACATGAACGCTCTTTTACGAGCAGACACACGCACCCGTGGTGAGTTCTATTTTAAAAACATTCGTTCTGGCGTATTTACCCCGAATGAAGTCCGAGCATGGGAGGAGCTTCCCCCACTTCCGGGGGGCGAAAAGCTCTATATGAGCCGAGATCTATCGCCCATTAACGATCCTACCAGAGGAAAGGAGGTGATGACACAGGATGTCCCAACCGACAATGGAGAGGTCAAAGGGTGAGGTACGAACACTTCCTATTCTGGAATTAAATACACGAACCGCTGAAGGGAGCAAAAAACCCAAAATCTCAGGACGCGCAGCAGTCTACGATGAATTTACTGAGATTCAAGATTATTGGGGGGATACCTTTCATGAACGCATCCAAAAAGGAGCAATATCCGAGTCCATCTCAAAAGGACATGACATATTTGCCCTCCGTAACCACAATTGGAGCGATGTCCTCGGGAGAACCGGGGCGAACTTGACCCTATCCGACAAGGAGGAGGGTCTTTATTTTGAGCTGGCTCCGAACGATTCTACCCTTGGGCGAGATACCATGGAGGATATTCGTTCGGGGCTAATCAAAGGGTGTTCCATTGGGTTTCGCATCGAGGACGAGGAATGGGAGGAGCGAGACGGTGCATTTTTTAGGACAATCACGGAGATAGAGCTTTTAGAGGTTACATTGACCCCTATTCCAGCCTACACCTCAACCACTGCTGAGGTACGAAGTTTAACTCCAGACTTAGTTCAAAGCAAAATAAAACAAGGAAGTATGGAAGACGAAGAGAGACAAGCGATTTTGGCAGAAGCTAACCGGATTCAAAAGCACATAAATACCAAAGGGGGATATTAGAATGGCGACAATTTATCAAATGAAGCAAAATCTTGGGGAGCTAGGAGCAGAATTGACCCACTACGGGGATGAAATTCGGAGCAAAGCAGGCGACCCGAATTTCAAGATTGAGGAGCTGCGAGAGCTTAAAAATAAACAAGCTGAGACGGAAGAACGCTACAATATGTTGAAATCTGAGATTGAGAAGAAGGAGAGCGAGGAACGAGACCGAATTGAATCCCAGCAGAAACGTGAAAATCCACTATCGGGGGCAGAAAATAAAGAGCAACGAACGGTAGAAGCGAAGGCGGATCTTATCCGTTCCGCTATTCTAAGCAAAGATATGAACCAAGAAACTAGAAACCTATTGGGGGCACTTCCGGCTCCACATGCTTCTGGTGGGGATAAATTCCTACCCACGACACTGTCCAATGAGCTGATTCATGAGCCGTTCGTGGACAATCCACTACGAGGGAACATTCGGATTAGTAATGTCACTGGGCTTGAAGTTCCTAGAATTTCATTTACCATTGATGATGACAATTTTATCGGTGATGAAGAAACAGCGAAAGAGATTAAAGTTAATGGGGATAAGGTATCCTTTGGTCGGAATAAATTCAAAGTCAAAGTGACTATTTCGGATACAGTACTTCACGGATCTCCTCTTCAATTGGTTAGCTATGTTGAAAATAGCCTGAGATCTGGTTTAGCAGCGAAAGAGAAAAAAGTATCATTTGCCTCCTCTCCAATTAAGGGGGAAGAATTAATGTCGTTTTATTCAACAGAAAACGGCATTAAAGAGGTTGAAGGGGAGTCGCTTTATGAGGCTATTGTTCAATCTGCGGCAGATCTCCATGAGGATTTCCGACAGAACGCAAAAATCGTAATGCGTTATTCGGATTACACCTCGATTCTGAAGTACTTAGCAAACTCAAGTTCGACGTTTTACGGCGTTCCTCCTGAAACTATTCTAGGGTACCCTGTTATTTACTGCGACTACGCAACTACCCCAATTGTTGGCGACTTTAACTATGCACAGCTCAACTATGATGGGGCGTTGGTATATGATAGTGACAAAAATGTGGATAAGGGAGAGTACCTCTTTGTCCTCACAGGATGGTTAGACCAGAAAATCTTGCTTAAATCGGCATTCCGCCGAGCGAAAGTAATAGTACCGCCTACGAAATAAGGAGGGATAGCTAATGCTTTCCCTGGATTTGCTTAAAAACTATCTACGCATTGACGGGACTGAGGATGATGAGCTCCTCAGTCTTTTAATTTCCAGTGCCAAAGAGTATTTCAAGAACGCAGGGGTGCCGGAGACAGATTCGGATCTCTATACACTAGGGATCATGAGATATTGCACTTTGCATTACGAAAATCGTGATCCGACGTTGAAGATGGATGAGATCAATGCCGCTTTGCAGAGCATCATCCTTCAACTTAAAGAATAGGAGGTTGTCTGATGAAAAAGTATAAAGTAACTTCTGCCTTCATTGACCGCCATACTCGAGTCGAGTATGCGGTGGGCGATGTGTATGAAGCTGGCCCCAAACGAGCCGAAGAGTTACAGGGGTTTTTGGGTAGTGAGGTTCCTGAGAAGAAACCACAGAAGAAGGCGAAATAATGGATCTGGCAGCGAAGCTAAACCGACGAGTAAAACTAATGAAATTTGAGAAGCTTGTGGATGGCAGTGGGAACCCAGTCGAAGATTGGGTTCTTTTTATGGAGGTATGGGCTGGGGTAGAACCGATTCGGGGGCGTGAGTATTTTGCCGCCGCCGCCGTCCAGTCTGAAACCATGATTCGAGTAAGAATCCGATATCGGTCTGGAGTAAATGCAGGATTTCGAGTTCATTATGATGATCGGGTTCTTGATGTTGTCGGGGTGATTGACCCTTACGACAAACATCAAGAGTTGGAGTTGATGTGCAAGGAAGTGGTCGAAAATGGGTAGTAGCGGTATAGAAGTAACGGGCATCGGTGAGGTGATTAGAAGGCTCGAGGTTCTTGGGGATCGGGCAAAAGCAGTTGAATCGAATGCGGTTTTGGCTGGGGCTAAGGTTCTGAAAGAAACTATGTCCGGAAACGCTCCGGGTCCATCACAGAAACAGCGTGTTCATCTACAGGACAACATCCAAGTAGGGAGGGTACGGACCAGAGGGGGGATGAAGGTTGTATTGGTAGGCCCCGGTCCCGGTGCTTTTTACGCGCAGTTTCTCGAGTTTGGTACATCTAAAATGAGCCCACGGCCATTCATTGGGCGGAGTGCGGATGAGGCGAATGGAGAAGTAGTCTCAGAGATGGCCGCTACTCTAAGACGGGGACTGGGGCTATGATCGATATTCAAAAATCGATCTACCAAGCCCTCTCATCTAGTGCGCTTCTCTCCACTTACGTTCAGTCAAATGCGATTACGTATATGGTTCGAACAGCAAATACTTTTCCGGCAATAACCTTCTACATCTTAGACCAGACTGACATGAACTATTGCGACGACTCTGCTACCGATGAAAATGCCTCTGTCCAAGTTTCAGCTTGGTTTAAATCAAGTTTTATTGCACGACAAGCCATCGCTTATGAAGTAAATCGCATTATGGAAGGTTTGGGTTATGTCCGAACCTATTTCACGGATCAGATTGAGGATGATACCTTGATCCATCAACGAATCATGCGCTTCCGTGCGATTTTACCTAAATAAAAAGGAGATGGGAAAATGGCAACAAGTACATCAGCTGTAGTGGGGTTGAAGGATCTCTACGTAGCAGTTTTAAGTAAGGACGATGATACTGGGGCGACTTATGAAACCCCATTTAAAATTGCGCCAGCTGTTTCTGCAAAGGTTTCGCCGAAAGTTGAAACTACGACAGATTATGGCGACGATGGTCCAGTTGAAACAAGTACCTCTTTGGGAGAGGTAGAAGTAGAAATTGAAACGAACTCTCTTCCCCTAGAAATTCAAGCGCAATTGTTAGGTCACAAATATGAGAATGGCCTTTTAACAAAGGCCGCTGGGGATACAGCTCCATACGTGGCATTCGGATTCAGATCGACTAAAAGCGATGGATCGGAGCTATTTATCTGGTTATACAAAGGTCGGTTTGAACCAATAGAGAACGAATTTAAAACAAAGGGGGACAAAGTTGAGTTTCAACACCCTAAGATGTCAGGTAAGTTTGTAAAACGTAGCTTTGATGATAAATGGCAGGTAGTTGGAGACTCCTCGGATACTAACTTTAAACTCGGGAGCACATGGTTTAAGCAAGTAATCGAAGAAAGTACCGTTCCAAAAGCTTAACGGAGAGGCCCATAAGGGTCTCTTACATATTTTAATGGAGGGATTTAAGTGCTAACGATTACATTGCGTATTAAAGGCGAGGAGCGTAAATTTTCGCAGGACTTTATTTCAGGGTATCTATTTCGCAAAGCATTGGAGCTGGATTCTAAGCGATCAAAGTATTTGAAAAAGGTTCTGGAGAATAGTGAAGCAGGAGAGGATGAGAGCGATCTCCATGAGGAACAAGATAAGCTATTGAGCCACTTATTCAATTTCATTTGTATCGTTTTCGATCAGGAGTTCACACCTGAGGAATACGAAGCAGGAACCGATGCGAGGAAGCTAATGGATCAGTCTTGGATGATTGTACATGGGATCATCAATCAGGTAACCGAGCCCCTTGAAGATGAGGGCGAGGACGATAAAAAAAAGACCCAATAGACCCGTTGGTGATGATCAAGGGCATCTACCTCAACCTCATGAAAGAAGGCTGGAAGATTCATGAGGTCGACGAGATGGACATGGTCTGGTATATGAGTCTGATTGCTCATACCCATAAGGACAATAACCAACCCCAGTATATCGACCAGTTGGGGATTTTTTAGTGGAAGGGGGGAACTCATATGGCGGATGAGGTCTTAGGTCGGATCTCAGCGGAGGTTACACTCGACCCTAGCAATGTCTCGCAGGGTGTAAAAGTAATCAACCGCAATATGCGTCTTTTGAAGTCTCAGTTTGATTCAGCTGGCGGTGGGGTTAAGGCTTTTGGAGCATCGCAAGAGCAACTTGGGATGAAGGCGAGATTTTTAGAGAGACAAATCGAGCAGCAGAAAGATAAGGTAAAACTCTTGTCGCAAGCCTATAAGCAATACGAGAATGAAGCTGGGGCAGGGGCTCGGCGAACGCAGGAAATGGGCATCCAAGCGAACAAAGCCCGAGCGCACCTAGGGCGATTAGAGCACCAGTTGAATGAAGTCAATCGCCAGATGGATTTCGGTCAATTGAACAACTCAATGGGCCAATTGGATCGAGAGATGAGGCTCATAGAAGCTCGTTTCAAGTTGGCCGGGGCTGGGGTCAAAGGATTTGAGCAATCTACTGAGGGGATGAGGGTTAAAGCCTCATCCTTGACCGACCAGATACGAGTACAGGAACGCCGGGTTCAGGAGTTGACCGCCGCTTATAACCGATCTGCTACTGCCATCGGACGAGAAGCAAGAGAAACGCAAGAGCTTCAAATCCGGATGAATCAAGCTCAAGCTGGTCTATTGGGTTATCGGAGCCAGCTATCTCGAGTCAATCGCGACCTAGAAAAACAAGGGTCAGCGGTTGGTAGACTGAGGAACCACTATGGCAGACTCAAGGGCCAAGCCCTTGATGCAAGTATGGGACTGGCTACGGGAGCTGCTGGAATGGCGGTGGCGATCGGATCGGCCGTAAAGAAAGCGGCTGATTTCGAGGAGCAACTGTCTAGCGTAAAAGCTGTCACAGGCGCTACTTCGGAAGAAATGGCCCAATTCAAAGCCCTGTCAATAGAGATGGGAGCGAAGACGAAATATAGTGCATCCGAGGCGGCTCAGGGGATCGAAGAACTGGCCAAAGCTGGACTGTCCACTTCTCAGATCCTGAACGGTGGCTTAAAAGGCGCATTAAACTTGGCGGCGGCAGGCGAACTGGAGTTAGGGGAAGCGGCGGAGATCGCATCCACTGCTTTGAACTCTTTTAAGAGTGAAAACCTATCTGTTTCCCAGGCCGCAGACATCTTAGCGGGGGCGGCAAATGCTTCTGCTACCGATATTCACGAAATGAAGGAAGGCTTGTCCCAAGTTGCAGCTGTCGCATCTGGCGCTGGCCTGTCCTTCAATGACACCAGTACTGCCCTCGCTGTGTTTGCTCAGAATGGTCTTAAAGGAAGCGATGCAGGTACATCGCTTAAAACCATGCTCCTGAATTTGACACCCAGCTCGAAACAAGCTGGCGAACAAATGAAACAGCTCGGGATCATCACAGAGGATAATAAGAACCTGTTTTATGATTCCGAGGGAGAGGTTAAATCCTTTGGTGAAATTTCCGAAGTCCTTAGCGAAAAACTGAAAAACCTCAGCAACGAGCAACGGTCACAAGCGCTTAAAACCATGTTCGGAACCGATGCAATTCGTGCAGCCAACATCGCTTATAAGGAAGGCTCGCAAGGCGTTGAAAAGATGAACGAAGCAATGGGCAAAACCACTGCGGCTAAAGTAGCCACGGAACGCATGGACAACCTCAAAGGGACACTTGAAGAACTGAACGGAGCCTTTGAGACTGCTCAGATCGAGATGGGTTCAGCTTTTCTACCAGTACTGCGGAACTTAGCTTCTGGCATTCAAGAGACCGCCCAGTGGTTCTCACAACTATCTCCATCTACTAAGGAAGCGATCGGGATTTTTACATTAGCGACCGCAGGGACACTTGCTCTTGGTGCGGCCATAACCGGGTTAATAGCAATCATGAACCCGGTTACAGCTTCAATCGCTGGCGTTTCTCTGGTGGTTGGCGGCTTGGCGGCTGTCAATCATAAAATGTCCGCCGACATGGAGAAAACTCAAGCGGATGCTCAGCGGTTTGGGGTCGGGGTCTCCCAGGGCACCATTAAAGCCGCCGAGGGGTATCTGGACTTACGAGACCAAGCGGCGATCAACCTTGCCAAGCTTCGGATTACATCCGGGGCTGAAGCGAAAAAGATCGTAGCAGAGACGACTCACATTTTTAACCAGATGGGGAATAAAATCGTCGCTGAACTCGAGAAGGGTCGGGCGGCAGTGCAGACAGCCGCTGCCAGCTTAATGGGCGAGCTTCCCAAAGAGCTTAATCCAAGAGTGGAACAGATCACAAATAACACCATCCGCCGAATCGATGCAGAAAAACGAGCAATGATCGAGGCGACTGATGTTATAAATGAAGGATTGACTAAATATCAAAATAATCTTGATAAGATGCCCAAGTCATTTGCAAAAGCCTTTCAAGAAGCATTAGATCACACTGATAAAGCTTCGCGAGTGTTTGTGAAAAACATGAGCGATATGCAAAGCTATATGAAAAACATCGAGGAAGATCGAGGTAAACTTTCCGAAGCGGCAGCAAAAAAATGGGTTGCTGATACGGAAAAGTCATATGATAAAGCTGTAAAGGCAGCTCATAAGTGGGCAGAACATCAAAAAAAGATTAGTAAAGATGAACTTAATGATGGAAAACGAACTCGTGAAGAATATGATGAGATGGTCAAATTCATTCAACTTGCTGAGGTCAAAAAAGTAGATGCGGCTAGAGAATCAAGAGCCAGAGTGTTAGAGGAAGTCCGTAAGAGTTTGAGTGAAGAAGCTAAGCTGTATGACTATAAGAATAATAAAGAGTATGATCCCTTTGAAAACTCATTCAAAGGGATGCCTACCGAAACAGCGGCACAACGGAAAGCTGCAACGGATGCTTATTTTAAGGCGCAGATTGATCAATATAAGGAAGGCCACAAAAAGCTTAAGAAGTTGAATCAGGAATTGACAGCCGAATACGGAAACATGGGCACTGATTCGATTAGTGCTCTTAATGATGCTCTAGCAGCCGGGGGCAAAAAGTCGCAAAGAATCGCAGAGACAATCGCAACCGACACCAAGGACGGAATGAAAATTGACCTTGGCCCCGAAGGTGAGGTTTCGATTAAAAAATTCACCGAGGGGTTGAAGTCTGGTCAGTTTTCATCTCGAGATGTCTCCATCGCTCATATGCAACAGTTAAGAAACATTTATGGGGATGGAGACTTTACAGCCGAGGGCATCAAAGCTATAGAGTCCTTTGCCAATGGACTCAAGGGGAAATCAACTAAGGAAATTGCCGACCAGATCGGGTTAGATCTAAAGTCCAAAATGGACATCGACCTAGGACCATACGGAAAAGTAAGTGCTGAATCTTTTGCACAAGGTCTTTCTGATGGTACTTATAGTTTTGATGCCATATATGACTATTTTCAACAACAGTTGAAAGCAGGCATGGAGGTTGATTTATCACCCGAGGGTAAGAAGAATATCGGCACACTCCGATTGGCGATGCAATCGGGAGCAATGGACCTTAGGAATACCGCGAAAATATTGGGGCTGAATCTCAAAAGTGGGGTCAAGGTTGACCTAGGACCGGAGGGGAAACAGTCGGTTCAGTCTTTGTTGACTGGTTTCGCAACAGGAAAAATCAATGCTAAGACTTTCGCTGAAGGTGTAGCGAAGCTCTTGAAAAAAGGGGCTCGTGCTGATCTAACCTCTGAAGGTAAGCATGCCGGGAATACATTGGGTCAGGGGTTGAATCAGAGCAAAGGAAAGGTAGGCAAAGAGGCAAGTGGAATAAAAAGTATAGTCGAGAATCGTCTTGGTGCTACTACTGATGGGTCAGGTGGAAAAACTGCAGGTAGTCTCTTGTATAAGGGTTTAGCGGGTAGATACCCAGGAATTAAATCGATTGCTGGTATAATCTCAAAAAGCACCCAAGGTACGCTTGGGAAAACCACGGACGGCGGTGGTGGGAAAAAGGCGAGCGGGCAATTTTCGAGTGGGGTGGCGGGCGGACGAGGATCAGCGGCAAGAGCGGCCTCGGGAGTTTCGTCTGCTGCTCGATCTAATTTAAATGTAAGTAATACTTATAGTCTCGGATCGAATGCAGCAGCAGGGTTAGCGTCTGGTATTCGAGGTGGACGGTGGGGGGTCATTCGAGCGGCGGCCAGCTTGGCTCATTCTGTATGGTCAACGATTAGCAACACCTTGGATATACACTCGCCTTCCCGTAAAACCATGCAACTGGGGATTTACACTGGACAAGGTTTCGAGGAGGGGCTAAGCCAAAGAGTCTCAAATGTCCAAAGGGTGAGCGAGAGGTTGTCCAGGGCGGCGGCTCCTGTAGTCGCTCTAGGGCAGGGATCATCAGAAAAACTCAGCATGTCCCGATCCACGTCCTCAGGTGGTTCCAACACCGTCACCAAAAACTACAACATTTCAATCCAAACAGACTTAAGCTCATCAATAAATATTGAAGAAGTTGTCACTCGGGCGATTCGGCGAATCGAGTTTCTAAATGGGTAGAAAGGAGGGCAAATATGATTTCTAGAAAGCTCCTGGGATTTGAAAACCTATTGTCTTACACGTCCATGGACAAAGATACTAACGGGGATGGGGTTGTGGACGGATGGGTAGCCATACCTGATGCGAAGGCAGAGACGGAGTATTTGTTAGATGATAGTGCACAAATAATTAATATTTTGTCTACTTCTGATATAGTGATTCCAGCAATTGAATCAACAGAGTTTATTCCAGTCTTAGAAAAGCAATCGTATACATTGTCTGTGTATCTAAAAAAGGATATTACTGATGGCATTCCAAGCCTTGTAATCCGTTGGTTTAGATCAGATAAAGTTGAAATAGGCGTGTTTTCTAGGCAAGTTACAGCCGATTTGGCATTTGATCGTGTATCAGCCACTAGTACCGCTCCTGCAGGAGCGGTTTTTTGTAAGGTTCAGATTGTCCTACAATGCCTTCCTGAGATGACTGGTACACTTTGGTGTAAAAGCGCCCAGTTTCAACAGGGAGCACAAACGACAGAGTATGAAGCCGTTGATTTTTTTTCAATCTTGAATCCAGCAGAAACATACTTAACCGGCTGGCAAAAAGGTACAAGTTCTAAGGTGGAGGGATTGTACAGTTTTGAAAGTCCTAAGGTTTCTCCATTGATGTCTACAAATGTCGGGTGTAAGATTCGATTTAACACACCCGCAAATTCGGATACTGTAACAGTTACAGTCTGGGTGGATGCGTCGCGCGTGACATCTGCTGATAAGTTATATATATGGGAAGGGTACGCTTTAAAAGCAACCATAATCGGAGGCAGTCCTGCAGGCTTTATTAGCTTCCCAGTTGCAAGAGGATATTGCGGGCTCATATTTCAACATCTCCGTAAGAGTTCCTCAAATGGTAACGGGATCTCTATTGACTCAATTACAATTTCATGGACTGAAGCGACACTAAATACGATCGCTTTACCACAATCTCAAGTTGTGAAGTATCTTGACTTCGAGGGTGAACCTGATAATTATTTTAAGGTTTTGAACAAGTCCCCAGGGTACACTTATGGATTTTCTCGCAAAGTTGAACAAAGATACTCGGGATTATTTTCATTTGGGGTAGAGGACTTAGACAATGACGGACCCGCAGGTATTGATGATGCAGGCGATCCCAGGACGATACCGGATAGTCAGAGCGCTGGTGCTTTAATTAGTTTTGAAGTTCCGTTAACTGCTATTTTGCCAAAGCTTAAATTTCATGTACTACACGATGCCCAAGATAAAGATATTGGAAAAGTATCTTTAAATGGAGAAGTAATTTGGCTTGGGACATCTGGCGAAGGATGGGAAGTTGTAGAAACTGAACTTGCTCCAGGGAGAGCTTATGAACTGCTAGTGGAGTATATCAAGGATTCTAATGAAGCAGAGAAAACAGACTCGATTTATATTGATGACATTATTGTCTATTACAATCTCCCTCAGAAGCCATTTTTGGTAATCGGAACGGCAGCAGAGACAGTTATAAGAACTGGACCTACAAAAACAGTGGAATATACCGAAGGGTTCTCAGGAGCGATTAATCCGTATTTCACTATGGTTAACCCTTCCAAGCTTCAGTCCGGGGGTGGTCCTTCACGGTACCCCGAGGCCGGTTGGGTTAGATCGTCATCAATTTTCTACAAGGACGGCTTTTCAATGAGAGCCAAATATGAGTCTGCCAAAACTGGCTATGACTTAGCGATGGATATAATCATTAGGGTGCCTAATGGGGTTAGTTCTGCCCGCTTTGAATGGTGGAACTACGTTGATTTAAAGCGGGCGAAAACACCAGCGAGAGGAGAGAAATACCCGAAGCTCTATGAAGAATATAGAATATGGGTGAACGGGTCGATCTGGAGGGAGTTTAATTATGCGTCCCCTAGTTTAACTTCCTCGCAGAATTTAAAGAGCCAAGGGTGGGCTTGTCCATGGGGTCGTTGGTGGAAAGAGGTAGTATCATTGACCCCAGGCAAGGTATATACCTTTAGCTTTGAGCTTCAAATGCCTAGTTCAAACTCGACTGGGTACGTAAAAGGCCAAAATCATTGCGCTATTGATGAGTTGAGAATGTCCTGGGTCGAGAAGCCAGGTGATATTGTTACCACTCCTCCGCAGCCGTTGATATATCTGGATGGGAGGGATGGAATGAGAGCCATTCAACCTGTAACCGGAATCGATGCGCCGCCGATCACATTTGATGAATATGAGGTTCATGGACAAAAGGGGTCTGTATATCAAAGCACAAAGGTAGAGCCTAGGAATGCTGAACTAGGGGTTAGAGTAGAGGCAAGCGATCGGCTTGCTTTGAGAGGGAAGATACAAGAGTTGACAAATCAACTCATAGGAAAGCCTCTAACATTGATCTATCAATTACCTGAGGGGGAACAACGCCAGCTTCTTTGCCGATACAGTCAAGGGTTTGAGGGTGAAGAATCAAGGGGTAACTACAATGGGCTGATGAAGCGATTATCCTTGATATTTCGAGCGTTCCAGCCGATGTGGTTGGGTGACTGGAAAAGTACTAGCGCGGGGATTTCAACTCCAAACAACCGTGCAGCAGTAACAGTTGAAAATATGGGGGTAAGCGAAGTATGGCCGCTGATTAAGATCTACGGTCCAGGTGCCACGCCTCAGGTTCGACTAACTGATTCCGGCGGAAAAGTTCTTGGTTCCTTCAGTTTAAACTACACCCTTTCCTCTGGGAGATATATTTTAGTTGACTCCCGCCCAGGTCAAAAACTAGTCCAACTTGATGACGGGACGTCTATTTATTCATCTCTAAGTAGCTCTAATAATGAGCTATTTTCTATACCTCAAGGTACCTATGGAGTTGATGTTACTTTTTCAAGTTCGACTGATAGTAATACTAAACTGACAGTTGATCTGCAACCCACGTATTGGGGAGGGTTCTAATTCTAATGGCCGAATATCGAGTAAGAGTAAGGGATAAAACTTTTGGCTTTATTGGGGAGATTGACGAGTGGATCTCCCTCGAAATATCCCTAATGTACAACGATATAAGTAAATGGATCTTAAAACTGGATGCCAACTCAAAGGGGGCCCAGTTTTTTTATGATTTGATGATGGATTCAAACATTGGGGGAGTACCTGGGATCCATGTTGAACGGAATGGATACTTCCTTCTATCCGGCCCAATGACCGATGCGGAGGAGGTTGTCTCGCCTAGCGAAGGCGAGACACTGACCATCTATGGATCCTGTGATATGCAGTGGATCGCTGATAGACTTGCGCTGCCACACCCCAAGTACATGGCCTCGCCATATATGACATCGAGCCTGTACGGGGATGGGTCTAACGGTCATCAAGATGCGTATCCAAACGCAGGAGACACGAAAGATCGTTATGCATCGAATCATATTCATGCCTTCGTTAGTGATAATATCGGCCAGGACCAGGAATACCCCCTGAGACGTTTGCCATTCCTAAATTGTATTTCTCGTAACTGCGGTTATCTCATTCCGAATGAGGAAACCAGCTATGGGCGTGGGGAGAACCTCCTACAGCTTATCCAAGGTATCGCAGACTATAGTGAATATAAAGGAAAACCGCTCCAGATTCTGTGTCGACAATATTGGACGGGTAGTAAGTGGGAGGTACGGTTTGAAACGGTAGAACCGTCATCGAAGCCCGGAGCGGTCATGTCCCAATCCTTGGGCTCCATCATCGGATACACCTACAAACGTTCTCGCCCTACGGCGAATATGATTCAGGTCGGAGGTTCAGGCGAAGGGGTTAAGAGAGTGTTTGCCCATAGTGGCGACAATCCATCTATCGCTTACTATGGTCTCATTGAATCCTTTGAGGAGTATACAGGCACCAAGTATGACGAGAAGGACCCCAAGCATGCCAAAGAGCTGAAGGTGTTGGTTAAGGAGGTGAAAGCAAAGCTTAAAGAAACTGCAGAACAGACCGTTATCCAGTTGAATTTTCAAGAAACCCAAGCCGTCCAGTATGGCCGGGATTTTGGACTAGGCGACAAGGTTCCTATTTATCTCAAGCGTACCTCGACTACGGATATTGTGAGATCGGCGACGTTCCGTCTTCAAGGGAAAGAGGAAACAATTGAACTGACCATCGGCAACCAAGGAGTCATATCAAAGGGGCTAAGGGTATTCGATCGGTTGAATAAGCTTGAATATCGCTACAACGGTCTCACTAAAAGAACACTGGGGGAATGAGGGATCATAATGGATATCCGATTTGTTATTCATGAGTTTCCAAATGAGCCGGATAATCAGACGGTCTATATCGAACTTGACGATGGCGGGGACTTTCAGGGACATTCTGTCTGTAAACTTGTGGTGGGCGAGGACGGTAAGTACAAGCTTTTTAAGCGGGTGGATACCGATATGAGTATTGAAGCAGAGGGAAGGGACGAAGCTATTAAACTAGCTTGTCGAGAGCTTATGAAAGATTGGTCTACACCATAGGGAGGTGAAGGGAGGTGAGGGAGGATAAGGACGGTTTTTACACCCTTACTACTCAGGAAGTATGGGAAGAAATCAGGGGAATGCGTAGAGACATCCAAGGGATGCGATCTGACTTTGCCGAAAAACATAGGGATTCTATCGAGCTTGCACGTGATGCGATTAGAGACGCAGCCGAAGCCAAAGCGCAAGCTCAGTTGGCCGTGAGCAAAACTGATCGATTTATTTGGTGGTTACTAGGTATTTTCGGTTCAGTGATCATACTGGCCGTTAAAATCTTGATTTTTCCGGGGGGATGAATATGACAGTAGGATTTGATGAAGCGATGATAATTGGTGTAATTATTGGGCTGGTGGAATTAGCGAAACAGAGTGGGTTACCGAAACGAATAGCACCGATTGTATCCCTCGCCTTGGGAATCGCGGCGGGGATTTTTTATGTCTATCCAAGTGATTTGAGTATGGGCATCCTGCAGGGAATTGTGCTGGGTTTAACGGCTGGGGGTTTCTATAGCGGGGCTAAATCGGTGATTCAAAAAGGGGGGCGATGAGTAGTGGGTTTTGAAACCTATGGAGGTCAAAAGATCAAGATCGATTTTCTATCCGGGGTACCGAAACGTCCATTTCGTAACGGTACTGATAGATACGAGATGGTAATTATGCACGATACAGATAGTGTCGCACCAGCAACGAACCAAGCGAAATACTTCCACCGGGAATGGAATAACAGAAAAGCATTCGTTCATTTTTTCGTGGATAAGTCACAAATAATTCAGCAATCCAGCATCCATTACCAAGCTTGGGGAGCTGGGAATGCAAACCCTCGAGGGTTACATCTGGAACTGTGTCGGGAGCATTCCAAGGCGGACAAGTTAGCTGGGTACGAGAAGTGGTGCCGCCTTGCGGCTTGGCTCCTTCACCGCAGAGGTTTGGGAGTCCGCTGGGGTAAGACATTAGTTACACACCACTGGGTATCGCAGCACTTGGGTGGAACGGACCACGCTGACCCTGACGCCTATTTGAAGACATTTGGAGTCTCGATCTCCGAGATGGTAGACAACGTCGAGAAGTACTATCGCCAATACGGAGGAGAAACAAAAACAAACCCCGACCCAGTAGGAACGAAGGATTTCCCAGGACGGGGATCTTTCAAGATTGGCCACATTGACCCTGCTGTTACGCTACTCGGACAACGCCTAGTCGCACACGGGTTCGGTAAATTTTATAAAAAAGGACCGGGCCCGAGGTTCACCGAAGTGGATCGCAAAGCCTGTGCAGCCTTCCAACGGTCACAAGGTTGGACAGGGTCCGATGCAGACGGGCGCCCGGGTCCCGAAACTTGGAAACGGTTGATGGCTGACCCACCGAAATCTAAGCCAAAGCCCAAGCCAAAAGAAAAAGCCCGCTACCAAGTTCAAGCGGGGGCGTTCGCAGAACAGGAAAACGCCGAACACCAAGTTAAAGCCTTGAAAAAGGCGGGGTTTGAAGCTATTGTGGAAGAGAAGTGAGACCAAGACTAATATACAAATAGAGCATAAAAAAAGCCGAGCGGAGATTATTCCGCTCGGCTTTTTCTTTTATTTAATAGTTATATCTTTCCATTTAGCCTCTCCTTTGACAATGTCAATATCGCCAATGGTGATATTTAAATGATCACTTTTAATTTTCCATATACCATCTTTCTGTTCCATAACCTGATATGAGATATCTTCATCTTTGGATCGACCATCTACCAGAAATACACGGTAAGTTTTTGTTTGAGGTTGCCCTGGGAAAGGTGCAATAAACATCTTCTTTGGTTTCTTATAACTTATACCTTCACTACATATTCTTTTATGACTTTCTGGATTAATGCTTTTATACGAATCCAATTCATCTTTAAGTTTTTTATAGTTATGATCATCGCTTCCATTGAATAGATATTTTTTCATTCCCTTCAAGTCGCAGTGATTTAAACTTGTATGATATTTTTCTATAGTTTGTTCAGGCGTTAATTTTTTGGGATGGTCTGCGCTTTCAGATGAACACCCAGCTATAGACAACAACAATACAATAAAGCTAACCGAAACGAAGCTTCTCACATGATTAGCCACTTTTTATTCCTCCTGTTTTTTAAAAGTGATATTACTGATGAAATATCTACTCGCTTATCATGGAGAAGTATTCCAATTTTAAAATATTTCTTTCTAGGGGCGGTAAGTCCTTCTTTACCAGGACACGCAAGATATGAAGCCCGCCCGCATACGCTAGACCAGCGGGCTGAGAGCGTAGCCCAGTCTGCTAGTCTCGCTGACGATAAAGCCCCCGGACGTTAATTGTCCGGGGGCTTTTTTGTGTCTAAGTCGATCCAGATTTCCTCGATGGGTAAATTTAAAGCCTGTCCGATTCGATAAGCTACTGGCAATGAAGGCAGGCTTTTGTTGTTGACCAATAGTGAGATATTTGAGCTACTTACCATCGCTTTCTTAGCAAGATCGCCATGATCCATATCCAGCTCAGCTAAAATTACTTTTAATTTACATTTTATCCTCAACTTGAAGTCACCTCAAAGTATATCTTTACTCCTTTTTATTTGGTTGTCCTGCTAAGTACTTATATGGGTCGGAAACTTTTTTAATGGGACTAGATAAACGCCCAAGCTACCCTCAATAAGATGGTTTTAACCCTAGGTTAAACACTTAGGTCAGTCCTCAAAAAGTGTTTAACCTAGGGTTAAACAAAGGGGGTATTTTAGATGATTTATGACGATGAGGTTTGCTATCGCTGCGGGCTATATTTTGAATCGGAACACGGTTATCCCACTGGTGCTGAAGAGGACCATTTGTGCACCGATTGCAAGGATAGGAGGATTGATCATGATTTTGGGTATTGATGCGGGGGGAGAGATGGTAAAGGTCTTTGGTGGAGCGATGGGACATGACTCGTTCCCTTCTGACCTCGGGGAGTGGAGAGATAGACGATTAGTTAATACCCCAGGACAAGACGACATGGAATGGGAATACGAAGGTCAGAAAGGATTCGCCGGGACTCTTGCTCAAATGGAATCGGAGCTAGGCGGAGCGATGAAAGGAGAGACTAAGGCGCACTTCGATGGAAAGATGCGAGTGCTTCTGGCTATCCATCGGTTCATCCCAAATGCCCGAGGAGTTGACCCGTCTGTTCAACTAGTGACAGGGCAGCCTATCAGCCATCACACCGAAGAGGAAAAGTCAAAGATTATTGACATGCTAACTGGCAAACATGATCTGATTGTGAATGGGCAGCGGAAAATATTCCGAATAAAGCAAGTTAAAGTAGCCGCAGAAGGAGCAGCGGCCAGCATGGCACAACCAGTTGAAGGGTTGATCAGGATATTAGATATTGGGTCTGGGACTGTAAATGGAGCTAGTCTACTCAATATGAGATATATTGACCGAGAGTCATTTACTGAGCCGTTTGGATTGGCGACATTAGGAACATCAGATGAATCAGCAATCGCAAGGCGAGTTAACACCATTGCCACATCAAAAAAATGGAAGAGAAATGATCTCATTAGGTTGATTGGCGGAGGTGCTGAAATAGCGGAATTAGTTAATAAGGTAAAGGAGTTTTTCCCCAATGCCGAGGTTTTTGCCCCCAAAAGGCTAAGCCCAAAATTCTCTAATGCGGTGGGGTTTTATGAGATTGGACTGATGCTGTATGGCTAGACCTCTGAATAGAAAAACTCTGGCGGCAGTTTTAAACTTATTCGATCCAGTGGATCAAGATATAGACCGTCATGTTAGGAAATTTCCCAATACGTCTAAGTATTTAAAGTCATTAATCCTGAGAGACATGGCTGGTGAAGTTAAACCATTTATAACCGCTATCCCCAACATCCCCTCGCAAACTAACCCCCCCATGGATGTTAGTCGGGATCTGATCGAATCACTAGTATGAGGAGGGAATCGACATGAGTGCGACATTTGCTTCTCTTAGAGTACCCCGAATTTCGTGGTCACGAGAAAAAGTGGAGGTGGTTCCATGGTCAGGGTCGGCATCCGAGGTAGATGTGGTGGTTCGGCAACTGAAGCGGAAGGGCTGGGCACTTTTGCCGCTGCCAGTGGCCTTGATACCTACAAAAGCATTTGCATCCGGCCCAACCGACACGATCAGCCATACGGTGACGGAAGCTCTGAAAGCGAAAGTAGTATCAGCCTTCGAGCCACTGATCGGAGTCATCCAGGCTCTCAGTTACCCCTTAGCTTTGGCCTTCCTGTCAACCGGGTTTCTTCTAATAATATCGGGTCGCCGCCAAAAAGGGCTGGAGTCAATCAAGTGGGCGGCAATCGGGTTTCTGGGCATGCAACTTGTGCCGGGGATCATGAGCATTCTCCTGGGAGTGGGCGACACGATCAGCACCGGAACCTCCCTGCCCGGGAAGTAATTTTGCAAATCATCCCGGATCGCTCGGTCGATAACCAAAAGTCTGAAGAGCTCGCCCGGGCGATAGCAGGCATGTATCAGACTCCTTGGGAGCGGCGGGACGGGTGGAGGATTAAGCCTAACCCATCGATTTCGTGGGAGGTGATCTTGTCAAAAAAGGATGGAGCATGTTTCTTCATTAGGGTACCTGTGGCGTGGCAGGCGGTTATTGAAAAACAACTAGCCACAATCTGGCCGAGGGCGACCATAACTGATGCTGAAGATCCACTCGCTCAAATGCAGCCAACTTTGGTCAATCGCCTTGAACTCGGCCAGCACTATCTTTTCAGCTTTAAAGTCGACCGCCGCAACAATGGTCCATTGCCATCCATCCTTGATACCCTATCTATTATCGGTGACAAAAGTTCTGCCGCCCTTCAATTCATCATGGAACCTGCTCCACCGGATTGGTATTCGGGGGCAGAGGGTGCATATCAAAAGTTCTGCCAGGGACGAATGCCGCAGAAATTCGGCCTGTCTGGAAAAGCAGTGCGACGGAGTGCCGTCAAAGTCGCTGCCGACATTGCGGTCGGGGCGACGGATATTATCGCCGAACTATTGTCCGGCGAGGAATCACCAAAGGATGGAGACGATGCTTCAAGGGTAGAAGCACTCAGAGAAAAGCCAGGCATGAGGGCAGCGGTAGCGGAGAAGCTCAAAGGAGATGCAGTTCGGGTGACCTGCCGGATTGCAGTCGAAGGATCACAGACTGAGGCAGAGGCGATCACCCGATCCCTCTGGTATGGACTCCGATCCATGGACGGCGACCAGACTTGGGCAATGAGACAGGAGAAGGACTTCGAGGCGATGTTGGCGAGGAAGTCAGGGTACTCAATTACTCCCGATTATTTATCACTTAGGGAAGCAGGAGCCCTTTTACAACTCCCCACTGGTCCGCTTCAAGAGGAACATGGGCTTGTCTCAGTTCGCCATAGGGAGACCTCAATCCACCCTGATATAAAAAGGAAGGATGGTATATATATCGGTGACGCTACCGATCATGGCGAGTCTATACCGATCCATTTTCCAACAGTTGATCTAAACGACACCTGTTTGCCCCGAGCCTTTGTTGCAGGGATGGGGGCGGGCAAGACGACGACCGTTACCAATCTCGCTAAAAGAGTAGCCACCAAAGGATGGACAGCAGTGGCGATTGACCCGGGTAAGGGAGAGGTGGGAGATCGCCTTATGAAAGAGCTTGGCCCAGATCGGGTAACCCGGATCACCTTTGGAGAGAAGCCGATCTCCCTGGATATTCGAGAAGCTTTCCATTCTCCAGCAGGGCGTAATCGATTGGCGGTGGAGTTACTATCGTTCTTTGATGATGATTCTGTCAATCCATTAGGTGCCCAGACGGCTAGGTATCTCAGAGCAGCGGCGAAGGCGGCACCCAACGGTCGACTCGTCGAACTCCATCAGGTGCTCGAAGATGAAAAATACCGGGCTACCTTATATGAAGAAATGGGCGAGAGGGAATCAGCTCTATGGAGCAATTTCGATAAGGCGACAGCGGCTCGCCGAGCTCAGTTGATCGAGCCGATCTTTAACCGTTTGGATACTTTTCTGGGGGATGATTACCTTGAGAGGTGTATGGATTCGACCGACGGTATCGACATGGTGGAGTTACTGAAACCAGGGAAGGTGATCGTTTTCGATCTCCCGGAGCGGTTACTCGGAAAGATGGGGGTCAATGTGATTGGTGGTATTTTGACAGCGAAATTGAATGTCGCCATGCACGTCAGGAATACAGATCACCCGGTGTGGGTGTTGGCCGATGAGCCGCATCAGTATATGAAATCAGCTCGAGTATGGGAGACGGCGGTGGTGGAGTCGAGGAAGTTCCGTTTCTGCTATTGCTGGTTTATGCATGATCTTCCACAGATGGGGCGCGGGTTAGTGAGACGAATTTCAGCAGCGGGCGCGCATTGGGTGATCGGGAAGACATCCAAAGCGAATCTCAAAGAACTGGCCGAGGAGATTAGTCCTTTCACCGTCGAAGAGGCCTTGGAGTTGTGGAGATCCAAGGAGCATAAGCATAAGGCTATTGGATTGATTCAGCCTTATGGGAAGCCAGTGGTATTCCAGATGGCTAAAAAATAAGACCACCCATTGTTGGGTGGTCTCTTGGTTTAGATATTTAACCTCCGATAGGATCAGATACACGCAATCCACCTGGTTCCTCGGCATGATAAGTACCGCCAGGGCTATCCTGATACCCGCTACCTGGTTTGCCAGCTACACCACTTCCTGGTTTATCTTGCATTGCAATCCCTCCCATATTAGTTATGGTCCATCCGGAATGGCGATTGGGAGCATCCTAGCTAATCTTAATGCAATAGGGCTCATAAAGATTTACCTCCTATGGGCCTGTGGGCTCAGCATGAAGTTTCATTGGATACCCGCCCCCTTTTCACTATTATACTAGTTGAAGAAATATATGGATAGGTGGCTAGGGGTTTTCAAAAAAACACAGATAACCTCAACAAGTAATCTCATTTCCTTGTGGAGGTTATCTGTGTTAAATTCTTAAGGAGAGTTTCAAGGTGAATTGATCGTTTTTCTGGTGTTGTTCCTTACGATAGGTTGCGTGGGAGAGGACACCTTTAAGAAGGGTGTTTTTCTTTTTGGGGTCATTTAGGAGAGGGTACTGTTCTAAAACACTTTTTACTTTTGGAATTTTTTTTGAATATGCTTCTTCGCGCTTTTTTTCATATTCAATTACACGCTTATTTTCTTCAAGTGATTTAGAAACTTCACTAATTCGATTTGCTAAATTACTTGATCGCTCGAGGTAGGTCTCCTCATTGTAAATTCCTCTTTCTAAGAAATCGTGTAACTTTCCTTTTTGTTCCTCTAGAGTACTTAGTTCTTGTTTTAGATTTTTTATTGTGTTTTGGTGTGACTCAATCTTAATGGAGGCGCTAGTTTCATCACCAAATTCTTTCTCATTCCACGATAGCTTAATATTTTCTACCCACTGTTCAATGGCTGTGAGTAATCTTTCTTCAACAAAAGTGAACCGAGTGCTTTTATTTTTACAGTAGGTATTTGAACAGATAAGATGAGCTTGTTGTTTTGTATATGAGCGATATACCATTGTTTTATTACACATTTCACAACGTACTAAACCGGCTAATGGGTTTGTTATACCATTCAGTTGATATGGAATATGGTATTTACCTTTGAGTTTGTTTTGTGTACTGTCCCATATGTTTTTAGATATAAGAGGCTCATGTTTTCCTTCCACATCAATCCATTCATCGGTTGGGCGGGCTTTGGCTTCTCTACCGACAGGTAGCTTCTTATAGCTTTTTTTCTTCCACTGTATTCTTCCTACATATACAGCATTCTTTAAAATTGATAATACAGAAGAGCCGTGCCATCGCTTTCCTGTGTAAGATAAATACCCGAGGCGATTTAATTCTTTCGCTATCTTACCAGCACCAGATAAAGGTTCGTTGTATAAATCAAAGATCATTTTAACCACAGGTGCCTGATCGGGATGGGGCATTAAATAACGTCCTTTTTCATCATTGGTAATGAGATACCCATAAGGAGGACGAGTTGCTATATAGTTGCCTTCTTCGACGGATCGAATACGCCCTCCTTGTAATCGACGGGTAATAATTTTCAATTCCTTCCTAGCCATAAAAGCTTCAAACTCCGAATACTCTTCATCCCACTCATCGTTGAGATCATACGTTTTTCTAGGTGTGATGATCTTTGTTTTTGCCCGCTGAAACGTTTCTAATATAATACCTTGTTCTTGCATATTACCTCTTCCAAGACGGTCCATATCCATAACCAGTACTCCATCATAAAGCCCCGATTCCACTTCATTTAATAGCTCCATCATCTCCGGTCGATGAATTAAACTCTCCCCAGATACAATTTCTTGTCGGATACGAGTTATATTAAGGTTTTGCTTCTTAGCTACATCTAATAGGGCCTTTTTATGTTTGGCAAGAGTTTCACCTTCACCTCGGGCTTCAGCTTCCATATCTGCACGGGATTTGCGCAGATAAATACATATTTTATCCAAGTTCATCCCTCGCTTAGGTAATTGTTATTAGTGTTGTCCACTCTCTACAGGCGAATAGGTTGTAACGGGGGGATGGGATATGAAAAGTGTAACCTATAAAATTGGAAACACGACGATATATATTGAAGGTCCTGATATTACCAATGAAGAAAGAGAACAAAGAATATATGAAATCAAAAAAATAATTTGGGAAAATTGGTGTGAAATGAGAGTTGAAACTCAAAAAAAAAGCCGGACTTAAAGTTATCGTCCGCCAGGTTCGGTACTATTAGTTGTAATTGTTTTTTGCTGTACCGAATCAATTGGCAACGACAATGAGAAAACCAACAGTGCACTTAAAAGGATGAGTCTATATATTCGCATGGAATTACCTCCTTGCTACGAAATTCCAATTGTAGATCTAACAGCCTCTCTGTATACAAATGGAACAGTCTTGTATCTTCAAAATTACCTCTTAAACGATATGCTTCAGCTATTTTCATGATAACATCAAATTCCACATGGGAGTAGCCCCACGATTTGGCTATTTCCTCTGCTTCACGATATTTGTCTATCGCTTTATCTAAATCATTCATGCACAATAATAAATTACCACTTGCTAAAAGGGCTTTAGATAACCTAAATAAATCTTTTTCTTTTTGAGATACTTTAATGGCTTTTTCAATCCACTGTTTAGCTTCATTGAGACAGTTTTTTTTCATGTAAAGAGTGCAAAGTTCAACATAAACAGGTGTTAAAATACGTTGGGTTACCTTGTTCTCAAGACTGAGGGCTGTGATAAAGCAGTCCTCTGCTTCAGCCCATTTTCCCATTTTGAAATACACATTTCCTAAAGTGGTCCATAGTTCAAACAGTCGGTTGTATTGATAATTTATTCTTGCTAGTTCAATTCCTTCAAGTGATATTTGGATGGCCTGTTGATATTGGGCACTATTTGAACATAGACCGATTTTTAGTTCATATAGATTCAACAACATGTCTATGGGTTGAATTTCTTTAGTATTGGATGACCACAATTTATTTACTATGTTGGCTGCTTCAGTGAAATGCCCCAATTTATCAAGATAGATAGCTTTGTTGATAGGAACAGTGTAGTGATAATACTGTTTAGGACCTCTACGGCTTAAATTAGCTTCTGCTTTTATTATGTAATGAAGAGCTTTATCAAGATCATTTTGGAGGTATTCGCACCTACTTAATTCATTGTAACTAACTGCTTTGATATTCATTTCAAATGGAGTAGCTTTCTCAATTGATTTTTCAAAAAAGTGTTTTGCTTTATTAAAATCTTTATCAACTAAAAAACAGCTCCCCTTCAAATACAGGTATGTACCAGGGTATATATCCTTTTCTATGTCTTTTAGTAAGCTTAAGGCTGATTTGGTATTCCCACTGTCTATAACAGTATCGATTCTATCTAATTTCGTTGCAATCTGATTAAATACCGCCGTTATTGTATTTATAGCGTTAGAGTTTAGTTCAAGTACTTCTATAAGAACTTCGTATTTATTTCCATTAGAAATACCACGTTCAATTTTACTGATTGTACCAGTGGAGACTTTACTCATTTCCGCTAAATTTTCAATGGATAGTCCTTTGTAATTACGCCATAATCGCAACAGTTCTCCTATTTCATCACTTGAATATTGCAAAGGATTTTTGTGCTCCAATTTAATTCCAACCTTTCATATTATGTGCGTTCACTAAAATTGAAATATTCAAAATCGAAAGAAGTCAATCTTGTTCATTTTGAAGTTAAAAATCAACTAGTAATTGTGGTGTATATGTTTTATGGGGATGCGTCCATCAGTTTTAAATGAATATTTACTGATTGCTCCGTTTGTTGGTCGGAATGTAAAATATAGGTGAGTGCTTTTGGGGTTATAGATAAGGGGCGTAGATAAGATGAAGATTACCGAAAAGGAACATATTGATCTAAAATACCTTCTGGAATTATATCTGATCGAGGGCATCATTAATGAAAAAGCATTTCAAGTATTACATAAAATCGCTAGTCAGTCCTCAACATAATCATCAGAGAAAAGCTCTAATATTTTACTCATTCTCTGTATTTGTTTCCCAGAAAGTTCTCGTCCGTCATAAGTAAATTTTTTTCTCATCTCGGGGTCTTTCATGGCATCTATGAGGGATTTAATGTCAAACTCTAGCGTGTCAGAACTTGATTGTGAATGATCTCGACCTAATAAGTAATCTGCACTTACATTGTAAAAGTCTGCAAGCTTTTGAAGAGTTTCAAAGTCGGGTTCCCTATTACCATTTTCATATCCAGTGTAGGTCGTTCTTGGTATTCCTATGGCTCTTGCAACTTCTTCTTGGGTTAACTTTTTTGATTTCCTAAGATAACGTAGCCGCATATGTCTCACTCCGAATCGAATTGTGGGTTTACTTTATTATAATGGCGCAATAAGCGACATTAAACAATTGTTTCAAAAAGAGTCAGAAAAGTCTTTACAGACTCATTTTGAGTCTATATAATATTGTTATAGTCGCATATTGAGACGAAAGGAGCAATTAAATGCGGACTATTCAAAGAAGTTGGCTTGTAAAGTTAAGAAAAGAGAAGGGGATGACGCAAAAAGATGTAGCGTGTAAAGCAGGTCTATCTAGGAATTACTACTCAGAAATCGAGAAAGGCATTAAAACACCAGCGGGTAAAACAGCAAAGAGGTTAGGTAATACTCTAGGATTTGATATGAGCCTCTTTTTTTAGTCATAAATGTCTCAAAACGAGACATTTATAGGGAGGGAACGAATGAAAAGTGTAACTTATCAAATTGGGAATACCACTGTTCATATTGAAAGCCCTGATTTAAGCGAAGAAGAAAGGGAACGGAGAATTACTGAAATTAAGAAGGTGATCCGAAATAACTTCATTTCTATGGCACTTGAAAGGAGGTGAGCCTATGTATTTGCCCGAGCTGGAAGTGTGCTCAAACTGTGGTGACCAGTATGACGCAAATGAGATTTCCGAAGGACTGCAACGGTTTTGCTCAGCGGATTGCTTCATTGACTTTCACATACCCGAAGGAGATGGAATATTTGAAACTCTATGACGTGGACTCAACTCTAATTCCGGATTGAATAAGGAGGCACTTATGTTTCAGCCAGCCGGTAAGGTTAAGAAATCTCTCAAGGTAGCAGTTTTCGGAGAAAGCGGGGTCGGGAAGACATGGTTCGCTCTTCAAGCCCCTGGTCGCAAAGCAGTAATTGATACGGAGAACGGAACGGACTTTTACGGTGGGAAGTTTGACTTTGAGGTTATCAAGACACGCCGGTATACCGAGGTAATGAAAGCACTCGACTACATAGAAGCGAACCCCGAAAAATACGAAGTGCTTATCATTGACCCGATCACAAACATCTACCAAGTGCTGAAGGACGCAGGGCAACTTTCCGCCGAGCGTAGGGCAGAGAAGAAAGGCAAAAGTGGGGAAGATGCAGCCCTCACGTTCAGGGACTGGGGGATCATCAAGAACAAGTTTAACTCACTCATCAGCCGACTTTGTAATCTCCCTTGTCACGTCATCATGACTGGGTGGCTCAAGGATATTTACGAAGGCTCTGGCGACACCATGAAAAAAGTTGGAGCGCGGATCGACGCAGACAAAAAGGTTGAGTATCAACCCGATGTCATCATTCATTTAGAAGTAGATCGCCAAGGCAACCGATTTGGGGTGATTGAAAAAGACCGAACAATGACCCACAAGATCAAAGAAAGAGTGAAGGACATCAACTTCAGCGAATTTCTCGCCGCTTCATCGCAGGAAGGCGAAGCGAGTTCCCTCCAGATCGATAGTGAGGTGGCTGAAGCTGAGGCGGAAATAACAGTTGAGACAGCGGAGGAAATTAAGAAAGTATGGCTCGAGAAAGGGTTGAAGCCACAAGCCTTAAATGCTCAAGTTCGTAGGATCTATCAGTGTGGTTTTGCCGACATGACCCAGTCACAAGGACAGGAGTTTTTGGACAAGCTCATCTCCGCGAAGGAGGTGGAGTGAATGGACTGGGAGTGGGAGATGGAACACCACTTTATAGAAGAGGACGAGCTATACGAGGAGTTGATGTACCTCGAGTATGTCGTTTACCCACAGATGGATAAAGAAGAACAAAAAAAAGAGCCCACCGCATAGACGGAAGGGCCTGAGAAAAATTAGATACCGGAATCATACCACGGCGCACCGGGCTGCTACAAGCCCGGACATAAAAATTAATTATGAAAATGGGGGACTGAAAATGGGAACATATTTTGATTCGATTGCCCCATACTTTTGTGCTAATTGCGGCGAGAAGATTAACTTTCATAATAAGTACGCTAGGCAGGATTGGATGGCGGGCGCTTCTCATAACTGCTCCTGCGGTGCTCATTTTATCCATTTGCCCAATGAAGAGGTTCCGAATAAACAGCGAAAGGAGTTGGATTACTACCTATGATTCGGCGTTGGAATTTAGATGAGGATTGGGTAAACACGATCATATCGGGCGTAGCTTTCATTGGAATGATAGTGATTTGGACATGCCTATTGTACCTGCTAACTCTATGAAGAAAGTGGTGCCAATATGCTGAAAAAGGGAGACAAAGTGGTGATGCATTCCTCGGGGATTTCCCATAGCTACTCGGGCAAAGTTTGGGTATGTCGTAGCGATGAGTGGGCACATCCCCATGGCGGTCGAGCGATACTTCTCGAAGGATACAGCGGAGGAGTATCGGTAGAGGGGCTGGCGTTGGTAGATTGCTCGTGCGGAGGTGATGAGGATGAACCGAATCACCAAAGAGACAAGACGCGAGTCATATGAGTTGGTACAAGGTTCTCTTGAGAACCGCCAACAAGTGGTGTTCCAAGAACTAGCGAAGTGCCCGAGGCTTACTGCCAATGAATTGGCGGCTAGGCTTTGGCGACAGGGGAAGGTACCAAAACCAGATAGGAACTTTGTCCATCCCAGATTAACGGAACTAGTCAAGACGGGACAGGTGGCAGTGGTGGGCAAAAAGACATGTACCATCTCATCTAAGAAATGCGCGATTTATGTAGCGGTTAGTGAGCGGGGTGGTAAACAAGGCAGCTTGTTTTAGGGTGTATAGGGCAGGAGACGGCTTTTTAAGGGGGATGTACTAACCCGTGAACTACATGAAAGAGTTGAACGCGTTTCGGAATTGGGTCATGTTAAACCGCTTGTCCACTGGACAAATTGCTTTGTGGCATACACTGATGTCCATCAACAATATGTCCGGCTGGCAAGAGTCGTTTACAGCACCCAATCAAACGCTTCAACTCCTGACTGGATTGTCCAGGCAAGGATTAGACGGAGCACGAAACGGTTTAATCCAAAGTGGTCGAATCCGGTACAGAAAAGGTAAATCCAATCAAGCAGGCACCTATCAGATGATCTCCCTTCTGTCATTAGAATCTGAGTCTGAGTGTCAAATAATAGGCACAGGAGTAGACGAAGTAGTTGACAAGGGAGTAGACACAGAAGCGGCGCAGGTGTTGACGCAGGAGCGGCGCGGAGGTAGCACATTATTTAAACAAAGACGTAAACCGAAACAAGACGAAGAATTATATGCACAGGTGTTTGAGCAATTTTGGTCGATCTACCCGCGACGAGTCGGAAAGAAACGAGCCTACGCGCAATGGCAGAGACGGTTGAAAAGCTCGTCCTACTCAGAACTTATGATGGCTACTCAGAATTATGCTCAGGAATGCGAACGGCTTGGGACAGAGCCTAACTTCATCAAACACCCCAGCACATTCTTGAGCGACAAACTGGACTATCAGGATTACCTTGATCCACCTGAGCAGCAGAAAACAGAGAAGCCAGAGGAACGAAGGGCGCGCTTGGAGAGAGAGAAGCGGGACAGAGAGGTGGCATTTAATCGCTGGATGGCTGATGGAGGTGACCCCGATGATTTTGTCTATCCCCCTAACGCAGAACCTTGAAGCTGAGTCAGCCGTATTAGGAGCTGTTCTGATAAAGGCCAGTGTCATCGATGAGATCGCACACTTGGTGGACCCCAGGGATTTCACCATCCATGCTCACCAGATGATCTGGAAAGCCATGAAACATCAGTACCAGAACAACAAACCCATCGATATCGTGACTCTTAGCCACATGTTACAGACCTACAAAAGGTTGGAGGAAGTTGGTGGCGTTACATACCTCACAGAGCTGGCTCAAGCCGTACCGACCACCTCCAACACCGCCTACTATGCAAACATTGTACGCTCCCATGCCATTCGTCGCCGGGGGGCTGAGGCAGGGGAGAAGATTATCCAACTCGCCTCGGGTGGGGAGATCGAGGACGACGAGGATTTCTTTACCCAGGTTGAGCAACTGGCATTGAACATCCGACCCCAGACCGCAAACGGTATGAAATCGATCAGGGACGGGAGAGAGGCCTACATGGAGCATCTAAGAAGACAGGATGAACTAATCCCTACTGGGTTCAAAAGGTTCGATAACTGGTCAGGCGGTCTAGGGAGGGACTGGCTCTATATACTCGCTGGTCGTCCGAGCGTTGGGAAAACGGCGAAGATGCTCCAGATGGCACGAGGGATTGCTGAGCAAGACAAGGGTGAAGTGCTGATTTGGAGTCAGGAAATGAGCCGGGAACAGTTGATCAACCGAATGATCATCCCCATTACGGCAATCCCTGCAGGGCGGTTTCGACGAAGGAATTTCCAACCGGGGGACGAGCAGAAGATCAGCGACGCATACGATTGCTTGGAAATGCTACCGCTGCATATCGAGGATGCATCCAATGTCAGCATCGAAGAGATCCGGGCAACGGCCAGACAAATCAAACGTCGTCATGGGAAGCTTGCAGCTATCTTTGTCGATTATCTCACGATCATGAAAATCCCGCAGGAGAAGGGGAAAACGTGGTCGCAAGCTGTTGGTGAAGTGACGAAGCAAGCGAAACACCTTGCCCGAGAAATGGACTGCCCCTTCGTCTTGCTGGCACAGATGAACCGGGAGAGCAAAAAGGTTCAAAGACCCGGGCTAGAACATCTCAAAGACAGCGGGAACATTGAGCAGGATGCGGACGTGGTCGAGTTCTTGTGGGAAGACCCGGAGGACCATGATCCGGGGTACGGCAACAATGGCGCGAAAGTGGTCCATTCGGTGATTGCTAAGGGTCGAGACATCGGAATCAATGATTTCCGCTATATATTCAAGGGTTGGCTTCAGAAGTACGAGGAGGGTTGATGATGACGGATCGTGAGTATGAGCAGCTACTGACAAGGGCGGTGAAGGGGGCTGAATACTTGGACAACCCTCTGATTAAATCGGATGACTGGAAGCGGGGCATGAAGTTGTATGATGCGATTTGCGAGGAGATCTTGCAATACAAGGAGCTAACCTAATGAAAGCGAAACGATGGGATGTCTATGACTGGATGAAACATAGAACGATGATTACGGGACGGATACCAACGGAGGAAGAAGTGGCTATCCACTTTGTCAGGTATGCCTCATTGGGTGAGATGATGCAAGGGATATTGGATTTTAGGGAGTCAGTGCGACAGGCAAGATAGACCAAGCGCTCAGACGTTTTGTGGATATAATATCCGAATGTTCGGTCTTTAAAAAGGGGGACAAGCCCAATGAATAGATTCGAGCAGGCTAATAGACTTCGGTGGGCACTAGAGCGGAACGGACAGTGGGTGTACTCCGACGGGACGGTGGCTATCGAGCTGAATGGAGTCAGGGGAGAGGGATTATGCGAAGCGCGGGCGTTATCAGATTGGCAGAGGAAGATGGGGCGAAGGAGAAGGGTGGTGGCGAGGTGATTCGGATTGAGGTCCCGGGGATACCGCCAAGCCTAAACCAACTCAGGAACACTCATCATTATGAGTGGAATCGGCTTAAAAAAGAGTGGGCGGGAGTGGTATCGACGGTAGCGCGACCTGCTCGGCCCCCGACCCCCTTCCGGCGAGCAATAGTGACTCTGATATACCACTTCCGTGATCGGAGGAGACGCGACCCTGATAATTATTCGGGTAAGTTCATCATGGACCCGCTTGTGGAGTTGGGCTTCCTGGTGGATGACAGCTTTGACCATATCGAGTTGCGTCATAGACAAGGGGAAGTGGACAGGAAGAATCCGAGGGTAGTGATCATGATAGAGGAGGTTGTGTAATGAATGCGATGCAGAGGCGGAGACGACGGAGAGTTAGAGCATTACTAGGGCCAAGGTGCTCCACATGCGGTAGGCAGATCCGATGGGCAGAAGTTGAAGGTGAATCAGCGACAGGGATTTGTACTCCGTGTTGGGATGAGGAGTTGGACATGAAGCGGAAGGAGCGATACTGATGGAGGATCTGGTCGAGGAATATCAAGGATCGCTCAAAAAGATTCGTGAAGCAAAAAAAGGCTATCCCGCTAAACATGAAAGAGACGGTCAGCAAGATATTGACTTTGGCCTTCTTTCCAGCATGGAAAGGGATCTGCAATTTATCTTAAAATGGCTCACTACTGGCCGGCAACCGGGGACATACCAAGGGGTTGAGCGGTTGGCGGATTATCAAAAAGAGGTGCCTGCCAATCCACAGTGGTTTAATCAGGGGAAGTTGGGTCATCCTTTGAAGCTGCCTGCGTCAAAAGAGTTGGAAGAGCCCGTTCGCTTTCGAATCGATGAAGCCCTCAGTTTGCTGACTGTTAGGGAGAGAGAGGTGTATGAATTAAGCCGAGGAGAGGGGTTTACCTCTGTGGAGATTGGAGAAATGTTAGCGATAAGCGAGGGGGCTGTTCGTAAAATGATTCAACGTGGAGAGGAGAAGATCAGAGGCACTAAGGAAAGTAACCTGTTTCTTGTCAATGGTGAAGGGATATAAGTGCATAGGAGCGTATTCATAAAGAATAGGAGTTTTGACGTATTCTGCGAACACCCCTAGCGTCGGAATAGACCCAAGGGGTGTTCGCAAACGCTGTATACGTGATGGAATAAGGGATCGAGCCATTGTCAGATATCTCTTAGCGGAGAAAAAGTAATGAAAAGTGGAGTTTTGGAGGAGGTGTTCGCAAAATGATGAAGAATAGTATATATGGAGAAGGATACAGCGCACGCCGTAACAACGCAATGCACCTCAATAAGAGGATTGAAACCTGTATCCACTCCCGTAATTGTACTTCTAAGTCCGAGTAACAACGCAATGCACCTCAATAAGAGGATTGAAACAGTCGTTGGGGTAAAGATGGTCGCCACATCTTCGGTAACAACGCAATGCACCTCAATAAGAGGATTGAAACATACAATAACCCCGGACGGTTAGATGTCGACTGGGTTGTAACAACGCAATGCACCTCAATAAGAGGATTGAAACGGAGAAATAACACTTAGTGAATTGTACTCTCTTATAGTAACAACGCAATGCACCTCAATAAGAGGATTGAAACATTGATGCAGCAAACCGTCTAGCAGATGAAGGGATTGAGTAACAACGCAATGCACCTCATTAAGAGGATTGAAACTATTAAGGTGAATACCCCTTGTTCTTCCTCGGAGAAGTAACAAAGTAATGCACCTCAGTAAGAGGATTGAAACATACAATTGAGCTACACCTAAGCTTTACCACGGCCTTGTAACAACGTAATGCACCTCAGTAAGAGGATTGAAACAGTTTGAACAGAGGTATAAGAGAGTACAGTTCGCGTAACAACGCAATGCACCTCAATAAGAGGATTGAAACTCGTGGTAATTTGCAATATCAATCTTTTTCATCTAAGTAACAACGTAATGCACCTCAATAAGAGGATTGAAACTGGACTGGCTCATATTCATAAATAGCAAATCCATGATTTGAGTAACGAAGTAATGCACCTCATTAAGAGGATTTTTGTACACGCTATGCCACTATATAGTGAGGGAATCTTTACCCTCGCCCACGGGTCGATCTCTCCCGTGTCCTTATATCATCAATGTGCCACCTTCGGGTGGTTTTTTTCTATGCTGAAACTGGAGCGACGGATGCATTTCTCTTTAAATGTAAAATAGTCCTTTTAGTCTATACCGTCTATAGGTTCATACCAGATAAAATAGTACCACCGACTAATTCTTAGGAAATAGAGGTGGTTATTTGAGGTTTTTAAAATCATTATGGAAAGTGTTTCGAAGCAAAAAAGGTGCGGAAACGGTTGAGTACGTCATCATTATGTGTCTTGCGGTTGCTTTGGGTGGTGCGCTGGTATCCGCGGTTAAGAGTGAGCCCGTTCAATGTAAGATGAAACAAGTCATTGAACAATCTCTCCCAATGGAATATAGCGGGGATAAATCAGAGTGCGGGGAATTAGC